TAAGTAGCACAACTGAAAACTTGTCTGACTTAAACAGCGCATTAAGTTTTTTAGCGAGATTGATTGCGTGACCGGGATTACTAAATGAAACTTTCTTATACTTTGGGCCTGGATAGGCTACTAAGATATTTTGTGTTTTTAGATTGATTGGTTGGTTATCAAAGAAAACTGCCCAGATGCCTTCTGAATCCAGAATCTGATCACTTTTATAATTTGTTTTATTAACATGTTCTAATAGTACTGTTGGCTTTGGTCTACTCACTCGATGTTTCCTAGTTCTTATTATATAGTTATTTATGCCAATTAACTACATATATAATTACTAAAAACCACCGCCATCCATCTCTATATTAATTACTGCTTCGGCTTCTTCTGCTTCTTTAATAGCAGTTAATGCCGCAATCTGTGCTAGTAATTCGAATATATCGTTGTGCAAATTTCTAACATCTGCGGCAGATAGCGTTAGATCTTTGCTGTTAGTTTGATTCATTACCTTAACTCGGTTGTTAAATGCCTTTAAATGCAGGCTAAGTTGATTCTCCATCATGACCTCCATTGGCTATTTTTAATTGAATATTTCTTTCTTCTTGTGTTTTGAATGGACCTTGATATGGATACCTATTTAAAGTAATTAATTTTGGACAATAGCTTTTTACCCACCCATTATTAAACTGTACAATATAGTAACCAGCACAAAAGAAACTTTTGCTTTTACTACCTTTAGTAAACACTGGTAGTTTATGCTGTACGTCCCATAAGGCGTTCTGTGGCTTATTTTCACAGGGATATCCATATACCTCATGTGATTCTTTGGCTACTTTGGCTACTTTGGTCTTGTCAATGATAATATTATAACGAGCACTTAATAACTTCAAACTGCTGAATCTTTCTCGTTGCCCGTCATGTACTAATGTAACTCCGTTATTACCATCATTGGCAAGTATAGTAGCAACCTTCGTGCCATCACTTTCAACAACCCAACATTTGTTTTTTACAATAGTTCTTGCTAATAACGTAAAGGTTGGGCCATCGCAGGTATCTGCACCTGCGCAGGTTTTTTCAAATTGACAAAAGCGTTTATATTGTTCCGACATAGATAATTCCTATATATGTTAAGTAATGCAGGCCTTGATCAGCACCCATCCAGACCCAAAACATTCGATCTGCTGAGGTCAAGCCTCGATTTAGTTTTTGCTTAACCCAGTCGATGTGGTAGTGTATGGCACCATCTGCTAGTGATAACATAATAGCGAGATTTGCATCTCCTACTACAAACACTAAAATCCATAAAGTAAATGTAGCATGTAACGCCGCATGATGTATGCCGCGATCCGCACCATATGTACCCTTCTCACGTAACATGTATTCATATTGCATTAAGAAGTCAGCAATAAAATGCTTAATGCCAAATAATGCCAATAAGATAAAGACTGTTGTATTCATATTAACCTCTAATAAAAGTACTGCGTGACTTAGGAGTTTCCCACCAGTCAATGCGGTCTACTGTTACGTTTAGTTTCTTCATCTTAGCATCTACTAACTCTGCCATCCAACTTGATAAGTTTTCACTAGTGGGAACAAAGTCTACAATAAAGAAACCTTCGAAGTATTCATACTCTGGTGTGTTTGGTTCCAAGTCACTTAAATCAAGTATACTACCTGCATACTTGTCTGTTTCTGGAATGTATACTGGAATCATTGCACGTGTGCCAATCAATTGACCAAACAATGGATCATTGACATCAAGCATAAACTGATGATCGATATACTCGTTAATCCATTTCTTTAACCATTCTAAATGGCGGAAGTCAGTAACCATACCAGTTGGATCTAACTGACCTGTTGGGCTCTTTAAGAACACCTGCATCTTACCTTCATGTCCGTGTAAATGACGGCAGGCACACTTTAAATCTGCCGCATATTCACCATTAAGTTTTTGTGTGTGTACTCTGTGTCCATAACAGAATTCAAATGTTTTATCAATTACGTGTGCCATAAGTTTTCCTTGTCTATTTTACTATTATATTTAGGTTTTGCTGTAAAGTCAATCAATTATTTTGCCATCTACAATAACTATTGGCCATAAATGTTCTACACTATCAAACATATGATGCATACGATCTGTGTCGTATCCGTACGAGTTTAACTTTTTTAATATACGTTCATTGTATTCCGGTGCCGCAAGTATTTGATGTTGCTTATGCGAATAGAACGAATGTAGTTTAAACTCACCATTGGCGTGATGAGTAGCTAAGGCCATAATAGCACAGGCACTGTCACAATATTCTACAGCATACCAATTAACTAGTCCGTGTTGATATACTGTATCCATAGCATCTAACAAATCTTCACTGGTACCGCCAATTGACGTGACATAAAAATTCAACGGTTGGTTGGGGTGTTGCTTGACTATGGTAATTATTTCGTCGTATTCTTCTTTATGAAGTTTACCCACAACCTTATAGTCTTGCTCGCTGAGTTTGGTTATTTCCGGAGTAGCACAACCACTCACTCCAATACAGATTAACAAAGAAAATACAAAAGTTTTCATTGTTAATTAACATTTACCATCTATTCGGAGCAGCATGTTGTTGTTCTTTCCATAGATCATTAAATTTTTTATTAGATAATAGCCTACTATTAATAATACCCACCCACTCTTTAGTACTATCACTGATAGAAATTTCTGGAATAACAGTTTCTATATATTTAAGATGCTCCATCGGGATAGGGTGAGAATCAATCCGTTTAGATTTAATTTTTTTCTTAAACTGTATAAATTCATTCCATTTTTTAACTTCGTTTAATTCGGTTAAAATAGACTGGGGCACCTCTGAAAAATTATTTGTTTTAAATTTTTCAAAAGATGGCCAATCAGTTCCTGCTAGTTCGTTATATTTGTTTTCCAAGGCTGATTCATAAAATGGATAGCCGGCCAACGTTCGAACTGACCATTGCTGATTAAAGATAATATCAAACATACTAGGTCTAATAAAATTAAGTATATCTAGATACTCATTCCAAATTTGACTAACTCCGCCAATCGTCAATTCATTGTGTCGGCCTATACTATTTAAATTTACCATAGACGTAAATATATGAGGAATTTTGTATTCTTCTAACATTTTTTTAACTGCATGAATTACAGCTAAATTTGTAATGAGATAACCTTTGTCATCTGCGTATTTTACCACTAATTCGTTGCTATATTCTTTTTGACAAAAAATATTTCCTGGAGATATCCATTTATTATTAACATAGCGATCTTCTCTAGCTATGTTAGTCCACATTATAATTACTAAATCGTTAGAATTTAATTTATTTTTTAAAATACACTCTGATAGTAGGTATAATATTAGATGATTACCGCTACCAGCCTTGCCCCAATTTTCAAAGTAATCATACTCGCGCCCAATAATATCAGCCCAAGTCGGCCAACTATACTGAGTAAAGCTACAGCCAAATGTAAACAATCGTTTCATTATATAGCTCTTGCATCATGTAATAAGTTTTCAAGACCACGTTGTCGTTCGAGGAACTTAAAGAACAAAGCCAATGTATTAACTGCGTCAATGTCTGCTCTGTGCGCTGTGCCTTTGAACTGTAGTTTAAACGTGCCCATAGCACTAGCAAGCCCACCACTAGGATTCTTACCACGTGCAAACATCATAAACGTATAGAAAGTTTTACAATCAATCCATCTGCGACCAAAGTGTGGAAAATCAGCATAGTTTTTGCAGAACTCATCTAGTAGTTCTCTACTATCTCCACCACCCCAAGTGATCGGATTAATCCAAGTGTTGTGCTGTTTAATTAAGTCACTAAGTTCACGTGCAACTGTAACATGACTTACACAGTTTAATCTAATGTCGTGATCAGTAATACCAGTTAGGTCAATGATAAATTGATCAATTGGTTCGTTTGGATCAATATACCATTTCTTAGTTATGTAATTTTCAAACTTATCATTTGCACTACCAATGGCAACGCCAACCTGAATGATTTTACCACTAGGTTGGTTTAATTCTAAGTCTAACGCTAGGAACTTCTGTGATTTTTCTATCAAAATATACTTTCTAAAAAATTTCAAATAAATGATTCATTGTATCGAGTCTAATGCCTGCCTTGCGTACTATATTTGCTTCATCGTTAATATTACCAATTGGTTTTTCACCAACGGCAGCAACATACGCATCAATTAACTGTGCTTCTATAGCATTAACCTCGTCCCAGGGATTAATAGTAACAAAGGGATAATTAGTTAAATCCCAAATTTTGATCTTGATATGATCTTTGTCAATGGGAAACTTATATAGATCTAAAAAGTCTTCTTCGATAATACGCCAGTCTGCCCCACTAGATCCGTTTAGTCGCTTGCTGCCCCAGCTCTTACTATGGCCAATTTGTCTATATAATCGCTCACCATAGTTTCTACTATTGTCAGCACTCATACCGTATTTGATAACAATTCCCTTGCACATAATTTGATAGCAGTATCTATCTATACCAAATGCCTTCATAATTAAGGAAATATCGTACGGAACTTCGATAGTAGATACATCGATGGTATGGGTAGGAATAATATTCCAATTTACATTAATCTGCATGGTTTGCCTTTCTAATTAATTAAATGATACAATGTTACTGCTTGTGCAGGGTAACTAGCCGTCATCCATTCTGCCATATTGCTAGCATTGTCGCTTAGTTTAACTAGATCATATTTGCCACAAAACTTTAAGAACTGCGCACCCACCATTGGACGATTAAGTGCCGTTGCATTAGTCTTAATAGTTTCTTCAATTTTAACCTTGTATTCATCTGGTTGAGCGGCTAAGTCTACTAGTTGTACATTACGCTGATAATCATCTAGCACACGATGCTCATCACCATTATGGTCGGTCCATCGTTGTAGCATAAGATTATTCCAAGCATATCCCTGTTTATCTTTGTCAGCAAACGCTTCTTCTAGACCAACTTTATTCTTAGTACCTTTAGTACGCACACCAGGATAAGCACTAAAGATATTATCTGTAGGGTCACCACGCATACACTTTTCAAATAAGATGAATTTGGGGTCTGGAATCTTCTTGGGCTCTTTAGTTTTCTTATCGATAACTAGTTTACCTTTCTTATCGTATATACCAGTAAGCGTGTGCAATTCATCACTAATACCATTGTACTGATTAACATTCTCACTTAAGAGTTGATAAAAGTCTGTATCGCTTGATACAATAGTATGGTGATCGGTAGGATGAGTTTGAATCCAACCTGCTACTAAATCATCTGCTTCTAAGTTTGCATGTTGCAATACTGTGCAGTTAGTCTTTTCAGCTAGGAATGTTTTCATAGCATCAAAAGCGTCCCAGAACATCTGTTCTTCTTCTTGCTCTGCTTCAGTCTTAGCCGCCCGTGCCACAGCGCGATTGGCTTTATATGGAGTGTAAAAGTCTTTACGCCAACTACGTCCTTCTAAGCAGACAATAACATGATCCGCTTTTTGATCGCGCCATGCTTTGTTAATACTAGCTAACGTAACGTGAATGGCAAAGCCCAACTTATCCCATGTGTCGCTTTGACGATGGGCACTGTGTCGGGCTCTAAAGAATGTGTTTGCTGCGTCTACGATTAAATATCTCATGTAGCTATTATACTTTCATTTATAAGTTTTGTCAAGTGATTTGACCATGCTTGATGCGCATCTACACCATAGTGATAGCTGGTTGGAGATACAGTTTGGAATCCCCAATTAGCTAATAATTTAAAAAATGTTTGTGTGTGATTGTATGGTTCATAATAGCTATTACTCCAATCTAATTTATTAGAAGGAGTTAATCCACTAAATGTATTGAAGAATAGATGCGGAATATTATTAGTAAGTAGATGCTGATGTAAATTCCATATATCTAATTGAGCTTGATCGCAATACTGTTGTACACTATGTCGATCTAATACCCAATTTTTATAAATGGCAATGGCGTCTGCTGATAATTTATCAATACCCATATTTGCGCTAAATTGATGCCAATATCCATCGATAAAGAATTCTTCTCGTTCCCAGGTTGCCCAACCAATTATTATTAAATCTGGGGCAGGATTATTTTCTAAGTAGGCGTGTGTAGTTCGTATGATACGTTGATTACTACTACCACTTTCTGCATTGCACACTAAGGTGGCATTGTAGTAATCTGCTACTTGTTGTCCGTAGCTAACTCGAATATTATCTGGGTGCGGAACACGACCAGCGGCTGTTTGCGTAATATCGTAATGATCCCACTCCATAGCAGGGTCATCGGATAAAAAACAAAAGGCATTTGCTGCCTCTGCTCCTGCACTATGACTATCACCATTTACATATATTATCAAGATACTTCCGTTCTGCCATTACCTAGATCACGTCGATTACTGCGTTTTTCAGGATCAGCTTGATCCTGTTCGTATGTTTCTGTAACTACATTGCGACATACAGTTTTAAACCAATTATCTACAATGTCTTGGTCTGTTTTGCCCTGATAGCCCGCACGAACTAATTTAGCAACAAATATGTCATTCCAATCAAGTTCAAACGCACCTTGTCCTGGATCCTTTTCATCTATTTCCATGCCAATAATTTCTACCCAAGGTTCATTTTTTGCAGTTGCTTCATCTTTGGCTGATACTACTTTAACTTTGGCTTTGGCTTTGGCTTCTGCACGTTTAGCTGCAGCTTCAAGTGCGGCTAATGCCTTAGCTTCGGCTTCTGCAGCCAACTCTGCTTTGTTTAATCCTAATGATGCTTTAATTTTTTTCCACATAATATATCCTTAAAATAAATCTAACTCTTCCCATGGTAAACCATCCTTACCAAAGTGTCCGTAATTAGTTGTACTACTGTAAATAGGGCGGAACAGTTTAAATCTGTTAATAATGCCTCTAGGAGTTAGGTCT